CCGCCTCCCTTACATAATCAGGATCTCTGACTAACCTTCCGTGTATTGTGTGAATGTTCATTCTTTGGTTCCTTTCTTCCTTATGATTATTTCGTATCCACAAGCGTTCATGATGTCCTCGAACATATAGACCTTCGGACAGATTCCCTTGTGCTCATATTGTGATATAGCGTGTGGTTGTGTCCCCACTGCGGAAGCCAGTGCTCTCAGTGACAGTCCTGCTTCCTTCCTGCACTTCAGAATCAACTTGCCCACATCTTCAATCATTTGTGATACTTCGCTTCCTTATATACTTCGTACTTTGGTTTTATTATTACGTCATAGCCCATTGCGTTACATACCGCGAGCAGTTTGTCTGCAGTCGGGCACTTATACCCCTTCTCCCAGTTACATATCGACTGGGTGCAGGCTCCGACGCGCCGTGCCATTTCGAACTGTGATATTCCAGCAGATGTGCGCAGGGCTTTCACTATTTCGCCTGAGTTCATTCTCTTCCTTTCTATTACGGACCGGAGCGGGCGGATGCTTGTTTACAAGTGTGATGGTTCGTAGCCTTATTAAATTATTCGTATTATGTTGTTGCCCGCCCCGGTGAGTAAGCATTGATTATTCCGTAACGCTGTATAATTTCTCATCACCCACTATCAGAGTTTCTATATAGCCGTCATCTTTGAGCTCTTTTATTGCGGAATCAATTTCGCCCTCGTTTATCCATTTATCGGAAACAGCTCTTTTGACATTCGTGATTGGTACAGAGCTATCCTTAATAACCTCGTCAACAATCGTGTGCTTAATGCGCTCTCTTTTAAAATAAGAAGCCTCGAATTTATTGAGAACTCTTCCGCACTTTGGACAGTAGTTAATCGGTGCAAAGAAGTGCTTCCATTCCAGCGGATGTCCGTCCTCGCCTTGCACGTCAATGTTTAAATGTAGCTTGTCGCCAATGATTGACAACGTAGAAATCAACTCATTGCCATTTTCTACAATGTTATCGCTTAGACCGTCATCCATACACCAATCGCAGCCTAATCCGTATTTCATAATCATGCCTCCTCTATCTCAAACTCTTCCGGCTCGATAATCCTTTTGCTCTGCTTACACCAGTCGCAAGTCTCGCAACGTTCAGCCGGTATGAGTCCTTTTTTCATCAGATCGAATCCATCTATCTTTGCCTCGACCACCTTCAGAGCCGTATCCAGTACGTGCTGAGGCAGGTGGATGACTGCAACGTCCGGGACCTTCTCCTTCGTTACCGCTACGATGTAGAACGGCAGCGGATTAGTCCGTCCCAACATAGCCTGTTCTACTCTCTGATAGATAGCGCCCTGGATGTCATAACCCCAGTACTCTATCCACGAACGCCATCCGAAGCCTTCCTCATATATTGGTTTGAAGTCCTTCACGGTCTTCAGATCTACGATGCGCTGTCCGTTATAGACGTCCATCTTTATCTTCCAGTTGACATCGAACAGCTCCGCCCATCCGATTATCTGCTTTGCACCGTGGAGATAATCCATCATCAACGGCTGCCTCTTTACCGACTCGATCATAGTCTCTGCGTGTTTGAAGTCAGCCTTCAGCGCTCCGGTCCTCGAGTTGGTGATCTCCGGATGCTCCAGAACGAATCGTCCCAGAGCACCCTTGTCACCAGTGAAGTAGGCATCCACATAAGAACCAACGAGCAATGCGGTTGATGGTTCCCGCTCGTATTCTCCATTCATCTCAGCAATGGCAGCTGCCGGACACTTGCAGAACTGTTTGAACTGCGAAACAGACCAGTATTCCTTCATTGCTTCAGCGGAGAAATAATTATCGTCTGTAAGTTTCATTTCCGTCTCGCCTCCATCTTGTTCAGATTCTTTGCGAGCGTGTCCGCCTCTTTCTGTGTATCCCACAGACCGCCTCTGGTGATGACGTCGCCTGTGTCGTGAAGTATCTTGTATACTTCGTAACGTGTGCGTTCACCAATCGTTGTCGGTCTGACCATCCATTCACTTCCCATTGAAACCCTCCGTTCCGAACACATCGAAGTAGTCTCTGATCAGCTTCTCGTGCTCTGGTTTTATCGAGCAGAACTCTTCTCCATCAGCGTCCATGAACAGCGCCGGCCCGAAGATCCAATCGTTTATAGCTGCGATGTGGAAGTTCTTCTTCATGTCATTTATCTTGCCTTCCTCGTTGCAAATGATAACGAGATTGTCCGGCAACGTTATCGGTTCGATATATCCGTCCACCAGCTGCTGCATAACTCCGAGCTCGTTCGGAATAACCATCGAGCGGAGCGCTTCGCCTGGTGCTTTGTAAAGAATCTTCATCACTCCGCCTCCTTTGCCTTCATCGAGCAGTCCCAGCACAGACACTTCTTGTACTTGGCCTTACTCAGCTGAACGATCTTATTAACGGAATATTCTCCGTGTCTCTCTATTTTCTGACCGCACTCGTCACAGAACGCTTCGGTCTCTCTTGGTGCGTATTCTCTGATACGGAGCGCATCTGTTGTTCCACCGAAAGCAGTTACCTTCTCGGTGTAGATGGCAATTCGGAGGTTCTCCCAGTTCTCGACCTTATTGGAACCGGCTACCTTGCCGATCCTCTTCGCATTGGTCGTATTGAGAATCATCGGCTTATATCCACGCTCTGCAAAGTGGATAGTCAGCTTACGTTCAGATCCGCGTTCGTTCTTGACGTCATTCTGCTCAACGTGGTCGATGGTTAGAACGAGATCTTCACCGTCCGGAACATCCCACGAACCGAGATAGTTCTTATCCATGAATTTACGGAAGTCGCCTGTCAGTCTGCTACTCATTAGTGACCTCCTTCCTTACCTCGAATCTGATGGACGCGTCACTGAAATCAATCAGCGTCATCAGCAGATTCTGGAGATCGTCCCAGTTATCAGCAGAATAGTACTTTTCCACTTCGACATACTGGTATTCCTCGTTGACCATCATATATTTCTTTATGTATTCAATTACTTTGAACTTCATCTCTTTACCTCCTGAACATATCTGCAACTTTTCTCTTCTTCCTAACATCTGTAATGACGCTATCCGGTGCGAGTCTCGCCTGATCCAGAAGAACCACCTTGCAGATGTCCTTGAGGATCTCCCCGCAGGTCATACCGGTCACATCGAAGTAGCACACGGACCCGAGTCTGTCTGACAACTTCAGATACTCTTCCTGTGTCACTCCATTAATGCAGTAGTCCAGTGAGTCAAAGTCCATCATAGGAGCCAGTGCTGCGTCGAGCACTTGGCAGTAATCTCTCTTTTCGTTTGTTGCATATACCATTCTGTGCACCTCCTAGTTGATACAGATTGCTTCAAAGTCTTCCGGGTTGTATGCCCTATAGCTGAACTGGTCGTTATACTTCACATTAGCCCACCACCAGTTCACTCTTGCCTTCGCTTCGGACACGGCCCACGTCTGTCCTACATACTCATCATTCAGCAGTATGTAATAATGCTTCTTAGGTTGTTTCATCGTCAGACTCCTTCCTGTTCCCGAGCCAGATTAGGAACGCTCCGAGTGCGGTCACGCCGATTGGAATCAGAAGGCACTCGCTGTCTGCCATCATTCCGCCGATGCACATAATGAAAATTCCTATCTCTTGTAACATAATCCTATCCTCCCGTCTCTGATCAGCTTGTACAGCATGTCACACGCCTTTGCGTCTCTGCGCGTTCTCCTCATCTCTGCGTACTGACACTCGCCGTACTTCAGTCTCGTGTCTTCTGTTCCGTCTGCCTTCAGTGCTGCCTGAAACTCAGGACAGTCTTCGCAGTGGAAACAAACCCCTTCCAGTTCATACGCATCAGCCAGCGACTCCGGGAATCTCACCGTCTCGTTGTAGCTGATGTAGGCCGTTAACCCATCGAACTTGACCTGTGGATTACGGTCGGATAGTTCTCTAATCCTTGCGTTGAGCTCACCCTCAAAAGCTGGAGCCGAGTCACTCTGGACGATGGCGAATTGCTGGATGCTCTGCGCTTTCATAAAATAAAAACACCTCCTTCGATATTCATTTAAGATTTATCGTTGGAGGTGACTCTAACTTCAATATACAGTTGTTAAGGATTGAGTGGATATTAGCCCTACCCTACTACCTAAAAAATTATGATTTTAGGAATAGTTCTCGGAATAATTTTACCCGTCAACTTGTGACGGTCCCCTATACCCTAACAGGTCGTAATATTTAGTTTCAAGTCACCTTCCTCTTCTAAAGTACGCCCATTTACTTCCCTTGTCAACCCGTCTTTACAATGTTTATAATTGAATACGGAGGTGATTTGTATGGCAATGTATGACTTTATTGTAAAGAGCGAGAACGAAAAAACCACTAAAGCTCTCGAGAAATATCAAAAATTCTGGACTGACAAAGAGGATCAGTACGATGGAATGAAGCTCAAAGAGTTCAAGGAAGACGGAGATCCGGGCGACAAAGTGTACCAGTATCCCCCACTCGACGTGGACTTGAAGCTCGAGGCCTTCCTGGGCGAAGATGGATCCACTGAGATCAGAGCGTATATTGAGAACGGATCAAATGAGATCTACGTAGGCACTGCAGCCAAAACGAAGGCAAAGAAGATCCTGAAGCTGCTCCAGGATAATAATCCGAAGATAACCGGTGAGCTGTACGGCGGAAAGTACTGGAAGATGGAAGACAGCGGATACGTCGATGACAGATGGACCGAGACCTTGACCGTCCGTGTATACCTTCAATGGTAGAGCAAAACCAACCACGCAAAAAGACCCGAGGTTTTATCCCCGGGCCTTCTTGTTATGTAAGAGGAGGTGATCCCTACAGATCGTCTCCGACCTGCTCCGTATCAACCGATTTTACTGTATCAGACGTATCAACTGTATCAACTGATTTTAATGGCTCTACTGTTGGTCTTGACATAGTAAGTGTTGAGGTTGTGCTGTTTCCGTTCAGTTTTTTCTCAACCCATTTCTGAATATCCGCACTGTACACAAGCGTTACGTTTCCGTCAGACCACACGTTGTTGTTGCCGAGCAGAAGCTGTACCTGTTGTGGTGTGAGTTGGATGGTCTGTGGTGTGGCGCGTTCGTAGCAGAGTTGTGTTCCGCTGATGCCCTCTTTCAAGGCTGATGCAGTTGTGTAACGGCTGTCTTTCAGATACACGAATGATTTCGTATCCGTTCCACTTGCGCTCCTAAAGCCTGCAATTTGGAAGTCGCTCATATTTGTGTTTGCGGTTGATGCGTTGGTGAAGTTGGTCGGATATGACTCATACTTGTCGCTCAATACATCTGATTCGTTGTTCAGATACGCCTTGCCCACTACATCGGCGTAGAACAGTCCGTTCCAATATGACCACGAAAGGTCACCCAAATCGACCATCGCCCTATCCACAACCAATTCTCCGCTTACCACATCGAGCGTACCACCGTATACTGTCTGTCCGAGGGAGGTGGTGTAGGTAGACCAATTAAGCACGGCTCTTTTCCCCTCTGCCGACTCTACTTGTGTGTTATCAGAGTGCTGAAACGCAAGCCTGACATATGCCGTGTTATTTGGCGTATTGTTATTTGTAAATGGCAACGAAAATCCCGTAGTTGACGAATCGGCTGACAGCCATGTCTTGTTTGCATCATAAAAGTGTATGCCTCGCAGTACATCGGAGTCTTTACCTATCAAATCAACGACATTTACCTCGCTTACGGCAATAAAGTCTGTTTTCACTCTCGTATTTTGCGTGCTTTCTCCCGACCCATTGTCATAAATGCCACCTATTACAACATCGGCTGCAAGTGCAGTATTATGCGTGACCACTTCCGTCCGTCCGCTGATTGGGCGTACATTGTCGGGACTTGGTGTACCGCTACCGCTCTGTATCGGCTCAAGTGCTACCTTGAGGGATTTTGCAGGGACTAAATCAGTTCCGTCTGGGAACGATGCGATTGCTCCGCTTGCAGTGTCAACAGGCAGAATCGAGTCCCACGGAATCACAGCGTCTTCGCCTTTGTCGCCTTTAGGTATGCCGAAATCAAATATCGGCTCTGCGTCCGTGCCTCGTCTTGTAACGTATGCGTCCTCGTCAGGCTCAAGTGTCTCTACGTTGCCAATGGATATTGACGGAGTTATGCCGTCCGCACCTGTCTCGCCTTTCTCACCTCTTTCGCCTCGAATCGAGGTGGTTGTTATCGAGGTGCCGTCGGTCATCGTGATGGTCAAAGTGTAGTCCGCATTAAGTGTGACCGATGCGATTCCGACACCGCTCTCGCCCTGTTCGCCCTGTTCGCCCTGTGGTATGCCGATATAAAGTTTGCCGTTCTCATATCGTGCCGTTGCCTGTGACCCACTCGGAAGCGTTTCCGCCTCGGCTGTCATTCCTGTCACCTTTTCGACCTCTGAAATGACCTGAGCGACAAACTGCTCAAACTGTGACGGTGTTATCGGCTGTTCATTGTCGCCGTCCACCTTTGCATTACACTTGATCGTCAGCGCAACGACCGGGCAAGTAGTGAGTCTGTCTGTCAGCACGTCCCCGTCCGCTATCGAGCCAACGAGATTGACCTTGACCTCGCTCTTGCGTGTCAGCACCTCAAAAGGCACTACGCACACGCCTTGAGAGTCGAGCACGGTCGAGATCCCGCCGACAAAATCCGTAAACCACACGGCACGAACTGAGTCGAAACCGCTCCAATTTGTGCCGAGATCAAAATGCGCTTCGATGTATGCAACGGTGTTCGATGCGTAACAATCGACTCCGCCCGTTTTCTGCAAGCATTGTTCATTCGCTGAAAAGGTAATTATCTGTTTTTCCAATTTGGTCACCTCTTATTTCTTTTCGAGATTTTCGATCCTGACTCCGTGCTCGGCAACTGTCTCTTTCAGTTTGTCGATTTCCTCGCCGTGCTTAGTGATACGGCTGTCCAGCTTGTCAACGCTGGCTTTGAAATTGTCGATGCTCGTCTTCAGCTCCGTTATGTTGGTATTCAGATCGAGAAACGGCTTGAGGACAACGAACAGCGCACCTATAAATCCGATTGCTGCAATAATTAAATTATCTGTCATGTCCATCACCTCACTTTAATCTGATCACGGCGATAATTTTCTTGCCACCACCATAGGTATGCAAGCCATTCTTGCCTTTTCTAATCCTTGTTGCGGATTGGTTATCCCATACATATGGATCACTACCGCTCCAAGTGCCGTTGAATATCATGATGTGACTGTTGCCGCCTGCGCCTACACTTGACTTATCACCAACAATAAGGATGTCGCCCCTTTTCAGCTTTGACTTATTCCCCTTGATAGTTCCGCCGAGATAGTACACGGACATCTTGCTGTTTGCTCCGTCCACTTTGCCACGTCCATTGTGCCATATAAACTGACCGCTCTTGAGGACTCCGATTCTCTGAAGCACGCAAGCTACATAGGTAACACAAGTGCCGTACTTCTTTGATCCGTTTATAGTTGGATTCTGAACCCACTTGTAGGTATAGTTCTTCATCCAATCTGCTTGGACTTTACACGCAGACAGTTCCTTGTCGATTATGCTTGCGCTGGGCGATGAACTTGTCGCCTTGTTTATCCATTTCTGCAACGCCTTGACAGAGTTCGGCCCGAAATACCCGTCTACAGTAACGCCGAGCCATTTCTGAACTGCTTTGCTCGTTGCTTTGCCCCACAGACCGTCCGCAGACGCCCCGCATTTCCTCTGTAACGCTTTAACTGTGCCCTGTCCGAGTATTCCATCAACTCCGACTCCGAGTGCTTTCTGCAGCATTGCGATGCTGTTGTAGCCGAAATACCCGTCAACTGTCAGCTTGCCGATTTTGTACGCTGCCTTGAAGTGTGGACGATAGATCCCGCAGACGTACTTGGTATTCCTCAGTTTTTCCGCAACGATGCCCCCGGATGTGTTCCCCTCGATGGTGTAGATCGCCTCGCAATCCTTGCGCTCCCTGACGAATCCGATGTGATTCGGAACGCCATTCGGCTCCCAATCGAAAAAGATTATGTCACTCGGTAAAGCGAGATACGGCGGTACTTCTGCGAGATGCTGTCTGCACCACTTGATAGTTGTCGGACAGTAAGTCTGCTTTGTACCACCGCAGAAGAGGCTAGCGTTTCCTGCTTCAGCAAAGATGGTTGTGACAAAAGCATCGCACCATGCAGAACCGCTCGGAAGACCGCAGTATTTTCTGAACTTCGAACCACCTTGTCCGAGGTGCTTTTTAGCAATGGCAAGCTGGTCTGTACTATTCTTCCCCATCTTGCACCTCTACTTCCCCATCTCCATAGTCGAATACCTCATAGTCCTCGACCTCGCTGTCCTCAGGCTCGTCAGCCGACATATAGATATGATGCTGATACTCGACCTCAGGTAGTCCAGTTGCGATGGATGTGAGTATCGACAGTATTCCAGCAAGGAGACTTGCCGAAATCACCATTGTCCAGTTAACATCGGACATGACCTTTGCCGTTGCTCCGATCACAGCGATCGCCGTCTGTGCCATAGTACGCAAGGCACGAATCAGACTCGCCTTTATAAATTCGTTCATTTATTTATCCTTTCCGCTGACCACTATACAAGTCAGCATCATGCCGACAAAACTACCGACAAGAAATGTTATGATGTAGGACATGATTATCCTTTCTTTACTTGAGTTATACAAAATACTCGATATGGCCGCTGACTGTTCTTGTAGTGCTTACAAGAGTAGGCACTACTATCTGCCCCCCTGAGTTTATTTTTACAGTGCCAACAGTGACAGAATTAGCAGAGTTCGTTACTTGCCCAACACCGCCATAATCCTCACTCGGTTTGAATTCGCTTGGAAGTGTGAATAAGACCGCTCCTTGTGTCATATCACTCGATGACCTTGCAAAGAAACTAACTGTGCAGAAGCCGTTCGGGAACTTATAAGCAATATACAATGATGAAGTAACACCGCTTAACGACGATGTGCCAGATATTCTTGTCGGTCTATTGGATGTTATAGTTGATGTCGTCGTGCTACTCCCAGACCTTGACTTCATGAGGTATAACTTCACTGATGTTGAACCGCCGATAGAACCATCTATCGTCAGCGAGCCGTTAGAAGCTGTTACTGTCCAATCACCCGTCTGTGCTGATGGCGTACCTAAAACGGATTTCACCACCACCATGTCGGAAGTGATGTTGGAATTAGTTACTGTCTGCGGAAGTGACGAAAATGATGCAACAGTTACCACAAGGACTTCGCGAGTCTCCGCTACGGTCTCTGCAAGCGACGCGACTGATGCTTTGAACACTGACGGCGATACCACGCGAGGATCTGTAACAGTTCCAGCTGTAGCCTCTGCCTGTGTCATCTGCGTGGACACTCCGAGAGCCGTTGCCGGGACTTTGTTCGTTTCAGTCCCATCGTCTATCGCAAGGTAATCCGTTGCCGATGGAGTCCCCACGAATGAATTTAATTCATGTATCTGCATGATTTACCTCCTTACTCGGAGAGTTTGTTCTCGCTGATGTAGTTTCTTATGCTTGTAATCTTGCCTTTAAGAGCAGAGTCTACTGCAAAGAACGAGCCTTTGTTGTTTGCCGAAATCATGTCGCCTGTTTCAGCATCGATCTCGTCATAGGTATAAGTCACTCTGTCTCCGCCGTTTACATTAAGCACTGCGAATGATGCAAGCTGTTTGATTGTGTTAGCCATAGAGAAGTTCCTCCTGTTCATTTATATATGAGTCAAGTAATGAATCAGCGTCTGTTATGTGTTCGTACTCGTCAAGCCCATTATCAGGCTGTTCGAGCCGTATCATGTCGTAGTCCCTCTGCTTTGCTTTGAGTTCCCATGCGACTTTGAGATTCGGTGTGCCCTGTATCACAAAGTAACGTTTCTGCTTGTCTGCGACCCAGCAATCACCCTCGCCCTCTTTCTGCAAGAAAACTTGATATTCCTGTCTGAGTTCGATAGTTTCCGAGAAGATATCGTCTATATCCACGTAGCAGAGGCCGTCCGAGTCGAGTTGTGCCTCGCCTATGTCTCCGAAGAGCGGAGTCGGTGTTTCGTAGCAATAATTTAAGCGTTCTCCGTAATTTTGGGTTTCAATAAGCCTCGGTTTTGTCCCTGTTACAGACAAGGAGCCGTCTATGCGTGTATCACCGGAAAAATATGCTCTTATTGGCCAATTTGGCGGATTAATCGTTAGAGCCCTTTCCCCATTATTAAAAATAGCGAGATTGCCGTAGTATTCGCTGCTTGAACTGTCATACATCAATTCTGTGCGGAAAGATGTAATTTCTTCTAATTCGTCATAGCCTATGTTGCTACCGTACTTTCCCGAAAAAATTATCTGACCACCATAACCATAATCTCCCGCAATTTCAACAGACGAAATACTGCTGACTCCTTTCTGAGCATATTTGAGGCCGTCTGCTGTCAATGAAAAACGGTTTCCACGGCTCCCTGTGTTTTCGCTGGTAAGCCCGCTATCTGCGATGCTGTACGGCCCTATGTTTCCCTGTTTGGTTACAAATTGCCCGCTATCAAGATTCCAATAGTTCTTGCCTGTTGCATCCGTTATCGTCCCCGCCGTAATCAGATTCGCGTTCAGAACGCCCGTAGTTATCATCGACGCATTTATCCGACCGTCCTGCGTCAGAGCTATGTCGTCAAACGGGCCTTGATACCCGTTGTGCGAATGTCCGAGCCCGCCCTGATTGAATCGCCATACGTTTACAGCTGTGTCTGTATCAGGCGTGTCCATAATCAATATTTCCTGCGGATACCCGTTCGGACCTGGAGTCATTACCACGTAACCACCGAGACCGCCTCGAATGAGATCCGTTGCATATTGGATAGCTGCGTCCATCATTGACGTAGTCGGAACGTTCTCCATGATCTGCGTCTGAATGGCCTGTCCGAGCGAGGTCTGAACCTGTCCGAGTTCAATACTGTCGTATCTGTCCATCAGGACGTCATAAACGACCTTCACGACTCTCTGCTTCACTTCAGAGATACCGACCTGCGGATAATAGACCGATACAGTGTCGCACAGAGAAACGCGCTGTAAAGCCGAATATTCCTCAAATTCTGCCGTCTGCCATAGCTGCACGAAGTCCACTGTCAGATTCTCGTTCGGAAGCCATGCTTCACTTCTTTCGAATCGACTGATCGCAGCGTTACGGAGCTGTTCCACTGTTGGCTGCTCTTCGAATACATCCGACAGGTCCATCGGCGCTGCGTCTGCGATTGTATAAGCGACCTCGATCGGTTCGTCTGTTTCCGTTCTGATAATGATTAGGTTGTGGTCCGTCAAGTACGCGATCTGAGGCTCTGCTCCTGAAAAGACCAGCATCTTCTCCGGCAGCGTTACCAGCTCACCCTCTGAGCCCATCCAGTACGGGACAACTGCGTTATATGATTCGCCATCGTCAATAGTCTGACTCAGATTCGTCATGTTCTTCGAATAACGGATCTCTACGTCGGAGTCCTGCCCTCTGTGTGCATGGAGCTTTACAGTGAACTTATCGAATTCATAATCGCCCCCGCCGAATACATCCAGAATAGAGTTCTCTTCCCCTCCGAGCATATTCCTTGCGTTTCTCGGTACTTCGTTCGTGAACTCTGCTGTTGTGGTTTTGTCTGTCCAGAATGTGAACGGATTGCTGTTGACCGAATTCGTAGCGATACCATTGAGAGCAGCTGCTACCGAATCCGCTGTATACGGCATGACTACAACATCATTGAGTCTGTAGCTGATGTGATGCGCGTTGAACGTAACGATTCCATTCAGATCTGGGACCGAACGCGAATAGATAACAAACGGCTGTATATCGTGCTTGTCATCATGAGTACACGCTACGATCTTGCCGATGCCTATCTCATCGAAATGGACACCGGTTATCGGATAGTCAAATTCTGCTTCGTATATCCCGTTTCTTTCCTCCGTTACAACGAAACGAGTGCAGTCCGAAAGACGTCCGATTCCGTTTGTAACGAAGCGGGTTTCGTCTCTGTTGTATAGAATTGGTATCATATACGCCACCACCTCGGAGTTATTACCACGCGGGTTATTCCCGAACCGAGTGTCACAGTATTAGCTCCAGCTGACAGGACCGGGAACTCTTCACCGGCGTTCTGGATGTAGTCGTTACGGCTTACCTTCCCCGAGCCGGACACTTCCCACGCCTCCTGTGATTCGCAGTCGATGTACAACACACTGGAAGATGATGCCCTTGCAACGATGGTCATTGTCTGTGTTCCGAGAGTCAAAATGCCCGAACCTGTCACAGCCAGCATCGGTTTTGCATCGAACAGAGTCGGATTCGTAATGGATCCACTGCTTTTGAATGTCTGATTCGTTTCGCCTGATACAAGCCAACGCTGTGGTTTGCAGTCGAATACGATGTCAAACTCTCCGGCTGTGTTGTATCTGACCGCTGACGCTTCAAGCCCAGATCTGTACAGACCAAGTCTGAACTCATCAGGATTGTAAGTATCTGTCAGACGCTTGTACGTATAGCGTGACGCGAGCTCGTTCCTGAGTGATGCTATCTTCTCGGCAAAGTCCTGCTGACTGTCAGCAAAACATCCCGCTGGATATGTAACTTCAATATTCTCGAATCGCCCCTGATCAATAGCGATAGCTCCGTTCCTCCCCGGAACTGTAACCATTTCGACCACCCTTTCAGGAGCATTGAAAACAGCCTGACCCGTGATGTATACACCCGAGTCGAGGCTGTTTCTTCCGTCAAATGTGAATGAATTAAATACCGCCATAAGCCTTTGTCCTTTGCTTCTGTAACTGAACGAGTCTCTGCTCCACCTTCAGAGCGAGCTGATTTACATCCATTCCAGGCGATGCGTAAACGTTTATCGTAGGACCGCCCATCTGCATAGCATCGAGCTTGTCCCAAAACTTATCGAGCGGAACGACCGCCTCAGGACCGGCTTCACCAATACCGGCAATGGTCGGACTGTCGAAGATACCGCCGTTCTTGTACCAGTCAACGCTGATCTTCGGGATGCTGATGACCCCACCGAGATCTATCCAATCCCAACTGAAGTGTGGGAGTTTGATTTTACTGAATAAATTCTTGATGTTAATCGGGAACAGATTCTTTATCTTCTTGATCATTCCCTCGATAGTCTCTTTGGCCTTCTTGAACGGAGCCGTTATCTTCTCTTTGATACTGTTCCACGCATTTGCCGTTGCGGTCTTGATATCGTTCCAGACGCTCTTTATCTTGGTACCAAGCGCCTTTGCAGCAGCTTTTATCTTGTCCCAGTTCTTGTAAAGCAGAACGCCGATAGCGATAACTGCTCCGATCGCTGCAACGATCCCGACCATAGGGCCGAGGGATAATGCTGTCGTTGCTCCACCTACGAGGTTGACAAGGTTGATTATCGAGCTGATACCCGTTGCCAGTTTACCGATAGTAATCAGCAGAGGCGCGAGGATCGCAACGAGTCCCGCTATCGTTCCGATGACAGTCAGAACAGCGGGATCAAGCTGAGACAGCCAATTTGCAAAGCGTCCGACAAGATCAACGACTTTCTCAAGCGCTGGAGCAAGATAACCTGCAAGCTGTGAGCTGATATTTGCGAACGCAACTGTTCCGATCAGCTTCATCGTGTCGAGCTGGTCGTTGAACTGATTCGCTTTGTCCAGTGTCTCCTGATCTACGTAATCGAGGTCGTACTTTTTCAACGTATCAGAAACCATCTTGTACGTTTTCCCGCCGTCCTCGATAAGCGGATTAAGTTCGGCTGCACTCTTGCCCATGAGCTGTTGAGCAAGTGCGTCACGTTCCGTCTCGTTAGTCATTTTGCCGAGATTCGTGATAACATCTTGGAAGATGGCTTCCGAATCTCTCAGATTGCCATTCGCATCCGTTACAGATACGCCGATTGCCTTGAACGCTTCGGCCTGTGACTTGGACCCTTTCGCTGCTGCGTATGCGTTCTTTGTGAGCTTCTTGTTGGACTTTGCGATCGATTCGACGGAAACATCCACGAGGTCAGCAGCGTAGCCGTATTTCTGAAGTTCTTCCGTGCCGATGCCTGTTACCTTGCTGAGAGTGTTCAGGTCATCAGCGGTCTGACCTGCTTTGTACGCAGCTGCTCCGAGCCCAGCAACTACTCCGGCAGCAGCCATTGACACGCCTTGAAGTGAACGTCCTACGCCCTCGATTTTTCCGCCTACGTCCTTGAACTGTTCGGAGAGTGCTTTGAGATTTGCGTTACCGACCTGTCTCAGCTGACCTTCAAAGTTCTTCAGCTTCGACTCAGTGGTAATGATTTCCCTCTGTAACTCACGATATTCCTCAGAAGATTTATCGACGCCTTTTGCGTCAAGTTCGGCCTGTGCCCTCTTTAGCAGGTCGAGACGATTCTTCGTCTCTGTAACCTTCTCGTTGAGGAGCTGCTGTTTCTGCCTCCACAGGTCAACGTTGGTAGGGTTGAATTTCAGAGCGTTGTTGACCTGTTTCAGTTCTTTGTCGAGGTCCCTCGTCTTCTTGTCAACGTCCTTTAACGCTTTGCCTAATTTAGTTGTATTTCCATCAAATTCGATGGTAATGCCTTTGATTTTGCCTGATGCCATTTGGTTCTCCTATCCAAACCAAGCATTGATATCATTCTGCGTGGCCTTCCGTTTCTTGCCCCGCTTTTCTTCCACCTTCGCCTGTTTGTCAGCTCGTTTCTGCCGTTCGTTGTAATCGATGATATAATCCACGACTTGCCCCAGCTGCATACGGCGGATGTCAGTTAACGTCAGTCCTCGTTCTGTTCCTGCGAGGATGACATCGTTGAGAGTGACGGCTGATTCTCCTTCAGATTCTGAACCACGTCCTTTACGTTTCCGAGAAGGTTCCTCAGCCTCTTCAAGTTTTTTGAGCTTACAAAACCTTTCACAGCAAGGTCCCACACCTTCGGAGCAACGACATCGAGTGGAAACGATTCAAACTGTCTCACCCACTTCTTCGGCGGATCTATAGTCTCATCGGCTGCCTTTGCCATTGCCCATGTGATGTTGATGAGTGTGGTCGACAGCTCCGCCTGATACAGAGGGAGCAACATGTCGAACGCTTTGCCCTCGATAGCTTCTGAAAGCGCCTCGAGATCGATTGCCCCGTTCTGATATGCTGTTAGCCCAGATCCGAACGTCTCCACCATTGTTGCAACGAGCGGGATCAGTTCCTGTGCCGCATCCTTGCCGAACTGGTCTTTATATTCCATCAGCCAAGCTACGTTGTTACTCAGCTTGACTTCCTTCTTTCCTATTTTGATAATGTCTTCCATTGGATCACCTCACATAATGAAAAAAAGGGCGAGACATCACGCCCCGCCCCGATTTGTTATGGTGCAATAGCCGGAGCTGTTGGAGCTGTGAACAGTGTTGCGTAACCAGTATCTGCTGGCTTCAGAACTGCCATAGTTACTCCGCTTGCGTTGTCACCTGTGCAGGTAACACCAAGAGTCTCCGTTGCTGGCTCCTTGTTCTCCTCGATGGTAGCGTACTCTCTGTTGATCATGCCCAGAGCGCAGTTGTACAGAATGACTCTTCTGCTCTCTGCATCGCCCTCAACCTGGAACGCAATGTAAACGTTTGGCTTAACTGCGTTCTTGACCTGTGCAAGACCACCGTTTGTCAGAGCTCTGTAACCGAGGAACTGAGTTTTAAACTCATCGTCGTACATTGCGACTTCGAGATCGCCCTCGATAGTTCCACCGGAGTATCCACTCCAGTAAGCAATGTTGTCAGCATAGAACGTATTGGTTTCGCTCTGTGTCTCCGGGGAGAAGCTGACAGCGCCTGCCTGATGGTAAGGTGTGCCGAGCGTGACGGCTCCCTGATCATCAACTGTATATGTTCCGACGTGGAGCTGGCTGATACCAAATTCAACTTTGTTTGCCATTTGTAGCCTCCATTAAATGTAGTAATAAATCACGAAGACGCCCTCATCCTCGATGTAGACGTCCTCGGATTTCTCATATAAAAAGCCATTGTCCAATAACGCTTGTTCAATGGTTTCCTCGTTTAATTCGTTTTTAGTTGTGAAGTAATACTCGACCTGATAACTGTTCTGTTTGTAGTAATGCGTATTGTCAGCCTCGAAGACATCTTGCCCGTTGCCGATATAAACAATATACGGCGGGGACTGTTTCTTCTTAAAGTGGCTGTACGCACACGGAAGGCCTGTGCTCTGTAATACCTGGAATATTGTCATTGAAGTTCCCTCTCGATCTCTCTCGGAAGTTCTTCACTCGCCCACTCTTCGACCGGAGCGATGTGTTTGATGCCGTTGGTGCGTCCGTAAGTGCCTTTAGCGTTGACGATAACGTGACCATTCTCAAGCAGGTGCGTCAGCTGGTAGTCAGTAGCGTTGTGGACGATGACAGTATTGATCCCTGCCGTTCCACGTTCACGCTTTACTCTCCACCCTTTCGCGTAGTCTCCGGTCTTCCTGGGAGAAGTATTCTTGAGTTTCTGACAGGCTTCCTTTGCCACCACGTCGGCGGAGTTATTGGCTGCCCGCTTGACTTCCTTCGTATACTCCTCGAAGACCTCCTGACACTGTATCGTAACGCTGTTAGTCTTACTCATTAATCCGTTCCTCACAGACTAAACTGATACCGTCACGCTGGGCGCTCCAGTCCACTCTGATCACGCTGTACTCTCTGCCCTCATAAACGAGAACCTTCTGCCCGTCATAATCCGCTCTGTTAGTCATGTACAGAGTGATAGACGGTTTCAGCCCGAGTTGTGCAGCGTTATAGAATTCGGACTGGTACACACCGCGAGGCTGGACGAATACGGTCGTGTCTATCTCAGGGATAAACTCGTTGCCGTATCCATCGTAGGTTGGTTCGCCGTATGCTTTCAGAATTGCAATTCCGTCATACATCAGACATCACCCCAATCTGTATAACCCGTTGCGGTCGAAAGCTGTGCCTTCTGCTCGTCATAGGATCTCTTGAGTCTGTCAAGGTCCTCAGGAAGTCCGAACGACATTTTGCAATACGTGATAACTGCCTTCTGAACAAGTGCGTCCAACTCCTCAGGAAGAACCACTCCGGCTATCCCGAGATCCAGCTTTGCAGCCTCAATCAGATACGTCAGCTCTGTATCATATGCAGTTGTGGATATTCTCAGTGCGAGCTTTACCTGTTCAAGCATTTCTACTACCTCACAAACTGAGGCAGCCCGTTACTGAGCTGCCTCGATAGTTTCAATTATTGTCGACTTTGTCTGCCGAGAAGAAACGCCCTCAATTCCATTCTCATCTGCGTAGTTAAGCAGCTGATTCTTTGTCATTGAGGACAAGTCAACACTATTTCTTCCCCCGATTATTCCCCCGCGGTTCCTGTGATAACTGCGAACATCTTAGGACCAACAACAGCGATTGCTGCGTAGAGTCTGCCTACGATCTTGACCATGTCCTTCTCAGCGAGTGAGAGATCGTCGAACTTGAATGTTACGGAGTCGCCCTCAGGCAGGTTAGCCTGGACACCAGCGAGATCGCCAACGATAGCGCCTGTAACGTTATCCTTCTTGATAACTGTCAGACCCTGGAATGGATCATAAGCGAACTGTGCCTGAAGTGCTGCCTTCTGAAGTGATGCGATCGTTGTGCCGGATGCGATAAGAACGAGGTTCTGTGCGCTGTCTCCGAGTGCTGCCATTGCATCAATGAGAGTTGCAGTGCTTACTACGCCAGCGATCTGTGCAACGCCTACAGCTGTAGCGCTGGATGTAGCCGGTGCGCTTGTAATAGCAGTAACAACGAGGTCAGCTGCCTTCTGGATGATCTTGTATGTCAGCTCATCGTAGATGTAAGCGAGGAAGTCCTCAGCTCCGAGGGCGAGAACTTCGTCGGATACTGTGATCCACTTCTTGATGTTTGCAGGAACCATTGTAACGATTCCAAGAGTCAGCACTTCCTCAGCCGGAGCATTTGCGCCCTCAGTATGTACTACTGCATCTGTTGCGGATCTCTCAAATCCGACCTTGAGATTGCCTCTGACGTATGTCTTTGCTACTCTGCTGAAGATCTCATCTCTTTCCCATGCCTGGCGGACTCTGCTCTCTACCAGTTCAGGAACAGGAACGACTCCGCCGGTAACGTTCTCTGTCAGAAGTGCTCTGCACTCTGCGTCTTTACCTGTCTTGATGTACTTTGCAAATGCTTCAATGTACTCAGGAGTGTTTCTAACTTCCATGTTAGTCATTGTTTTATCTTCCTTTCGTGTTTCAATTTCCTTACCAGCACCCTTAGCTACTGCTTCGGCTGCCTTGCGGGACTCTTCGACTTCGAGGTTGAGAGCCTTTACTCTCTCCTCGATTGCATCGAGCTCAGCGTTAAGAGTCTCAATCTGATCAGCATCGGCCTCATCCAGTTCGATTGCGATAGCTGCCTTTCTCTGTTCGAGATCCTCAAAACCGAGCGTCATGATTTCTTCGCGTGTCATTAGTTGTTACCTCCTAACGCTCTTGCTTTAACTTCCGCTCTCCTCTGTTCGAGCTTTGCCTTCTCTTCCTCAAGTCGCTCCGCCTGAATCCGAGCGATCACTCCGTCGTTCAGATCGCCAATGCTTCGAGTAACTGCATCCGCAGAAATCGAAGTGCCGTCATTAGCTGGAATTGAAACTGCTGAAACATCGTAGAGTTTGCCCACCTTCGTGATGTGCCTGGTGTAAATGACGATGCCGTTTTCGTCCTTCTCGCGATTTTCGGTCTCGCCCGTTACAGTGAATCCGAAGCTCATCCTGTCGGTGTAGCCTCCGGCAATCTCTTCGTACAGTTCACGTCCGATCTCTGTACCTCCAAGATCTGCCTCTATAAACAAACCCTTTTCGTCCGGCTTGACGGAAAGAGTGTTGTTTCTTGTTCTTGCGAATACGCGACCATGATGGTCATACTGCATGATTACGTCAGCCATATCTGTCTCGTCGAAAGCGTTCCTGTCCACTGTCTCCCAGTATTCCCAGCCTTCGCCTGAGAACAGTTTGTATGGCTCATCAAAAGTGCTTGCGTATCCGGTTACGACTTTGCTCTGATCCTCTTCGCCCTCCTGAGCCTCGCGGATATGCATTGTCATATTTCTGTATTCTCTATCGTTCTTAACCATCTGCATTGTCCTCCGTATCGTCCGAGCCTCCCAGCTCATCGGTTGCCTTGTATTCGCCTCTGATTGGTGCCACCTGTCCAGCTCCATTCGGAAGCGGAGCGTAGTTGAACAGTTCTCTTATTTCATCAATCAGAATCGCGCCTCTGTCTCCGAGTTCCTTTGCCATCTGTACTTTCTGTGCAGTGCTCATGTACTGAAGCCTGTTAGCATTAGCAATCAAAAAAGAGCCCTGGGCTCTCTCTCGTTCGCTGAACAGCATCTTTGTAAGAGCCTCGCTGAACTGAATCGCAAACGGCTCAATACATCCATCGAAGAAACCTTCGAGATCCTCCGCCTTTGCTTTGTTCTGAAGAACCTCTTCCGACACTCCGAAGTAGTTGAAGACATTCTCTCTAATCTGTGCCATCTGATCAGCGTCGGCTGAGTACGGTTTTACATCGATCTGCTTGATGTCCTTGTATGTTGAAGGAAAAAGCAGGAACCCGCCTGACTTTGACTCTGTGGACAGATTCGCCTCTGTGAAACGTTTCCGCTCTTTTGCCAGGTCTTCAGCAGATGCGAAGTTGTTCAGCTGAGCCATGAATCGGAAAGTCGCTGCGTTCTTGACGCCTTCCTCAACGCCCTGATTTTGGATGTGTATCAGCTGCATGGTCTCGCGGAGTGCTCTATTCGAATCACCAAAGAAGTCGTGTCTGTACTGGTGCTTCGTCAGGACCGCACACTTGCGAAATTCCACTGCTGCATATTGCCCATTGCTGAATTGATAACGGAGCCATATCTCATTGTCGTATTCCACCAGAGAGCACGAAGACGGCAGCACTGGGAAGATTCCAGTTATGATCATCCGCTCGTCGAACACAGGAACGATGAACGCCGTGTTGTTAACGTCCAGTATCGTACTGACTCTGTATAGGAACTGCGACCATGTCTGCCACTGGTTCGGGCCGAGTCTCAGCTTCGCCTGGAGCGACGGATTCGCGGATCCATTTACTTCGACTTTCAATTTGCTGATGTGTCTCGCCCTTGCGTCGATGGAAGCCCTGACGATCTCAGACTCGTAAATTGCTCCGCCCCAGTTGGTAAACACCGGAGCATATGCCGTCAGAGTCTGAAAGAACGATTTCGCGTCCCTCAGTGCGTCCTCTGATTTCTTTGCGTCGCGCGGGCGAAAGATTTTATCAAGTAACGACATTTGCCTACTCTCCTTCGTCTCGGTGATTCTTTAACTGCTCACCGATCTCACTAAACCATTTTTGACGGACTGTCATTGCATCCAAGAGTGCAGCCATTCCGTCTATATGGGCCGTCGGTTTGATTTTCACCAGTTTGGACCGGCCCTTCTCTGTGCTGACCTTCAGCGCAGAATTGAACATATGAATTTTCAACAGGTCATTGTCACCGATATGGATTTTCCTATCCTTCATAAGACCTTCCACTTCCTGGATAACAGGATGCAGATTGAAGCCCTGGAAGACATCGTCCATGTGGAAACCGTATGCGCTCATCTGCTGAACAAGATACGTTGCCGAATAACGGTCATAACCAACCTTCAGCGGATAGATTTCATACTTCTCGACCAATTCTGTAAACCAGTCGAAAACGTCGCTGTATTCGACGATATTTGCTCCGCTCGGATACAAGAGACCGCGTTGTGCGTATATGTTGTAAGGAACCTGGTCGATTGCCGTCAGCTCCTCGATACGCTCGGACGGGAGCCAGAACCGAGCAAAGACATAAAGCTCCCCGTCCCGCTCAAGGATAATCACTCCGGCAGTCAAGTCTGTAGTACGCGACAAGTCGATGCCCGCCACGCAGTAACAGCCTCGGAAGTCTTCCAGAGAGAGAGCGTCCCCCGTTGCATCCTCAATGACATTCGCACCGAGCCATGCAAGCGAGGATGTCTGCTTCAGGTCACAGTACTTTGTAATGAACTCTGCCTTCTTTGAAAGTGAGCCCTCCGCAACAGCAATCTCCTCGAGCATATAGTCAACTGAGACGGACATTCCTAAGTTCGGATTGCTCTTCCGCAGTTCCCCGATGTCGTTCCACTTATCGATGTCATCTATCATGTAGAGCATCGGGAGCAGCTTCGTCTCTTTACTGTCGCCTAATAAAAAACGAGTTGCCCTTCGGAGCATCTCGTCATAAATCGAATCGTTTATATATCCCGAAGTCGTACAGCTGAGCAGGATCCCTTCCGGTCTCGCGCCCATGCCAGACTTCATTACTTCGTATTGTTTAAGGCCGGCATCGCCTTCCCATGATGCGATCTCATCACAGATGCAAAGACTCGGGTTGAATCCATCCGATTTCTTTGCACTGAACGCGATTTTCTTCACAGTGGAGTTCGTCCCGGGAATTGCCAGATCTGACATCCTGTGCCGTGGCAGCTCACCGTCATCATACAGTTTCTTGTTGTGCTGATCCTTTTCCGACATCCTCTCTTTGAGCTCCTGATACTCCGGATCCAGCGTTACCATCTGCCAGATGTCGTTATACACAAGATCGGCTTGGTCAAGTTTCGGAGCAATGCAGAACACCCTCGAGCCGTACTCGGAATTCCTGAATTCGTAATCGCCGATTGCCGAGGCAAGTTTCGTCTTTCCGTTCTTGCGTCCAACTACGAGGAGGATCTCTCTAAACTGGCGACGGCCCTCGGCGTCTACGATCCCGTATATGCACGACAGGAAAGCCTTCTGCCAAACCTCGAGCGTGATGTTTCCCGGAGCGAGAGGCCCCTCAGTGTGGAAACAGTGCTCCTCAATCCACTCGATGGCATCCGCAGCCTTCTTCGCGTCGAAGTAAAAGCGCTTTTCCTCGAATCCGTGGACGATGTACTCATAAACGAGCTCGATCCACTTGCCTACGGTGTATTTGCCGTTCTTGATGCCCTGATAATAAGTGTATATCCAGTTATCTTTGCCCATTGTCCGACCTTCTCCGGACAACTTGTGCCCTGGTTGCTCTCGCTTTATCTAATTCCTGACTTTTTCACACACCGGTCTATAGTATTCCGTCATTTTGACCGTTATGGGGGGCTACTTCGCCGTAACTCTTCCGAATTTATCTACAGAAAATCTGCGCGCGTCACGCTTGTCCTTCTTCTTTGCAGCGTTGACCTTTGCCCAGCGTCCACCTTCGAGGTCATGTTCCCTCAGGTGACACTCCCTGCACAGCAGCTCGAGGTTATCGAAGCCCAGCGCGATCTCAGGATTCGTAATGTTGAATGGTGTCAGCTCCTCGATGTGATGAACGATTACGCCTGGCTTATAGATCCCACGGCGAAGACAGTCCTCACACAGATGATGTCTGCGCTTAGCATATTCGTTCCTGCAATCCTGCCATGCCTTCGAACTGTAGAAGCTCCGAGCGAATTCCTTAGCCATGTTTATCACCAACACAAAAGGACGAGCCGTGCCCGTCCCTCTGTGGTTATCCCTGAATTATAGTTCATTGAAAGGAGTTAATGAAAAACCTCAAAAGATCCGCACTGGAGTCGAACCAGTGTCATCCCTTCGGATCATAGTGCGGACCGATTCAAGTCCGCTGGTGGTGACTTGGTCTCCGGTTGTTTGCCAACCTTTGACAATATCATTATATAAGTAACCAGTACTCAATACCACTCAATCATCCACGGCGTAGAGCTGACCGAAAACGATTGCGTCACCGACGTCACCGACGTCACCGTAACTTTCTATATTAATATGAAAATATATATTTATATTATTTTAATTACTATTAATAAAAGTTAGGGTGACAACGGTGACAACGGTGACAAACGTTGAAATTTCAACGGGTTGAGCCTGTCACCGACGTGTCACCGACG